ATAAACAACATACCACTATCTTCTTCCAGATTTTCTCTGAACATTAGTCCCAATTTAAACTCTGCTGGAGAGTTGGGAACTTCTATATTAAGTGGTAGACTTATATGAATATTCATTATAGGTAAGCATCCTTACCTTTTATTTATCAAATAAGTGGTGCTTAGATGTACCTGCATTGTCATTTGATATATCTCCTATTCCAGTTTCTTCAGTCTCCTCTAATTCATAACTCCAATCTTCTATGACTGTATTAGAAAGCATTCTATCGGAAAGAAGATCCATTTCTTCTCTTGCTATCTCTTCAGTCTCAGCATCAAACCAAAAGTCTATTGCCTTACCTATCCTCAACAAATGAGGTTGAAGATTGGGAGCAATTCTATTGACATTATTCATGACTGCATTACCAGCAGCATCTGATACAGACCCTCTTAGTCTGACAAAAACTAATGCTTTAAATCTCATTTCTTTCCCACTCTGCTGAATCATATTCTATCACAATTTTTTTATATTGACGACCTGTACTTTCATAGACTTCTCTTCTCTCCATTGTTCCACCCAACTCAGCAGTAATAGTTAAAAGTTCTGCTATTAAATCTCCATCATTCATTTTATTTTCCATTAAAATTGTTTAGGATGTGTTACTACATCACCATGTATCTCACCAATATCATCTATGTGTGCATGGTCAATATCAACATGTAATCCTTTTTCATAAAAGTTTGCAATTCTCTCTAGAGCATTTGCAATACGATTCAAATCATCACTCATACCCACCTCGTTACTGTAAGTTCAATGCTATTATCATCCATCTCCCACTCTTCGTCAACCTGAAATCCTAATTCCTTAACAGTATTATGTAAAGTCATACGTGCATACTGCTGATTTACTTTATCCATCAACCTTTCTACAGGAACTGGTTGATTCCAAGTCTCTAAATCAGCAACTAATTCATAGTTACCTGTCATTGGATTCATACGAAATCCAATATCAGTTCCAATAGCAAGTTCTGCTTCTACTGTTTCGTGCCCAATACCATGACTACCAGTTACTCTAAGTTCTTGGTCTTGTTTTACATCATACTGAAGTATCTCCAGTGCCTCCTGTAATTGTGACTTGTCCTTGAGTTTTGTTTTGATTGTGCTGAAGTGCGACATTGTTAGAATAAAATTCGGGTTTAAATTGACGAGTTTCTAAAACTCCAAGTTTCTTCTCTATAGATTCAGTAAGTTCTACACACTGATGAGAAGTAAATCCAGTAGCTTCCTCAGTTACATAACCATCTTGTCTGATGGTGAACTTAAGAGTCTGTTGTTCGGGCATAATCATCCACAACTAACATTATTATAGCATATTTATTGCTCAACCGCCATTACCACCACCATTGCCACCGCCATTACCGCTAGACCCGTTACCACCATTACCATTACCATTCCCACCATGTCCATTCCCATTAGCATGTCCGTTACCGTTTCCGTTTTCCCCATTACCATTTCCATTCTCCTTTTTGTCATGTTCTAGATAACCTCTACGTCCTACGTGATAACCTAGAGGAATTTTTTTGCATTTTTTATCTTGGAAGCACCAATATTTCCCAGAGGGACAGGTCTTTGCCTCAGTTGCTTCACCCATAAATTTAGAAAAGTTTTTCATAGTCCTATAATGGTTAAAGGATCAGAAGTAACTGTTGCTATTCCTGTACTGGTAAGTTTTACCCTGTTACTATCAAAGTTTAATTCTTTCATATTACCAAGGCTGATTCCATCACTAGCAATACCCACTTGCCCAGAACCATTAATTTGACTGAGAAGTCTAGGCATTTGCTGTCTCCAATACAGAAACAATAACTTTTAAAGTACCATTGTCACCTGCTTGACCCACAATATAATCACTAGTTTCTAACACTAATTTTCCATCTAAGGGAATATAAGCATCAGCAACAGGAACAGTTGCCCCTTTAATTATTTCTGTGGTAGTAGAAGTTCTTACATGAGACATAGTAATAGTTGTGGCTGCTGAACCATAATTGGTTACATGAGCATACAAAACTATTCCTGTATAACCCGTAGGAGCAGTATATACTGTTTGACTACTTGTAGTAAGTTCTTTTGTAAATGTTTTAAATCTGTTAAGTGCGAGTGCCATATTAACTTAATGCTAGGATAAATGGTGTCATTTCTGAGAACAAACTCTTACTAAAAGATCGTCCACTAATTGTACCAGTTTCTTGGTCGATTTGCAAATCATCACCAATTCTAAAGTTACCTGCTTGGTCTGTACTGGTATAAAGAACCTTACCACCATCTAAAGTAACTACTTCATTTGCTTGATTTGTTACACCACCTCGTTTTGGAGTAGCAGTAACAATTTGATTACCAGCACCAACATATTCAAATGTATGAGAACTAGCAACAATTCTACTACCTTGTGCAAAATATGCAGTAGCACCAGTTCCTACTTCATTAAGTAAGTTGGTAGCAAGAATTAAAGTAGTAACTCCACCCGTAACTGGAGTTGAACTATTTATTGTATAGTATAATGGTTGTGTTGTTGCAGTAGCAGTTGCAGTATTACTTCCAGACTGCGGAGCAGAAATTGTTACATTAGGAGTTCCTACATACTGATTACCACTACTAATAATAGTAATACTTGAAACACTTCCTCCCTCAAGAGTTGCAAAAGCAGTACATGTTTCACCACTAGGACCAGTAGGTGCATCAACTGTTACACTAGGAGTGGCACTATATCCAGTACCACCAGAACCAACTGCGATAGTAGTTACTTCCTTATAAAGTTGGTCAAAGTAAACTAATTGTCCATCATAAGGTCTATCTACATCAATCTTTGCTGTTCCTCCAGATACCCAAGTATGAGCAACTGTTGAAATACCTAGATTAACTTGGAAAGATGAAGCACTAGGAATTGCATCTACATCAAAGATATATGGTCTCTTATTTGGATATGTCTTTTCTCCATAAGGGCAATTAAATATAATATCAGAAAGAGTAACTCCCATTCCTACTTGGAATCCATGTGGTCCTGCAGTAGCAATAGTAGCAATACCTGATGGATGATGATATTGAACATCTGCGATATTGAGAGTAGGAGTACTTACGTTTACATTGACATTTGCTTGAGATATAGCAGCAATTGTAGTTGCTGAACCAGTATATTGTAAATCACTTACTCCTCTAGAAACTAAACCAAAAGTACCAAAACTACAATTACTATTTGCAATATCTGCTTGACCACCTTTATCAGTAGTAACTGCTTCATTAGTACAGATAGTAAATAATGAAACTAATTGAGCAAATCCACCATTAGTAACAGCAACACCAACACCACCTTGATTGTATTGAGTAAATGAATCAACATTCATTGCTTTAAGAAGTCTTGCCTGGTCTCCATCAATATAAAGTCCAGTTCCTGTTGTCGTATCACTTGTACAGTTCTGAATGTATGGTCCTTTCCACTTTCCACCACCTACGTTTTCTGCTATCTCTGTAGTTGGGAAAGAAACCGCAGCAGCAGGGTGTAAATGCTCCTTGAAGGTCATGTTTGCTAACTTAACACCCTTTCTTACATGGAATAGATTTGAAGTCTTCTGAGAACCACTAACGTTAACTGACCTTTGGTCGTCTCCAACTACAGCAACAAAAGCAGGAACTTCGATAGGATTATTCTCTTCATAACTTCCAGATAAAACTTTTACTGTTGTTCCTGATTGTGCAACACCTACGGCACTTGCAATAGTTAGTTTTGCATTATCAATTGAAGTTCCATTATTAGAATCATTACCATCTTTTGCAACATAAAGTACATTTGGAGCAGAGTTAATACCAGTTGCTCCAGCATTAATAGTTACATTATCACCAATAGTAATTTCAGAATTGGTAATAGTAATATCTTCATCACCAACAGTAATCTTATTATTAGTACCATCTATCTCAATAGAAGAAGTACCAACTGTCAAAATACCAGTTATCCTAGCATCTCCCTCTACCAATAATGCAGTTGTAGCAGTTCCTGTTCGTACTTCTAATCCACTTCTAAAGGTACTGAGACCTAGAGAATCTACATGCTGTACATCATCATATGTGATTGTTCCTGCAACATTTACATTTCCAGTTGCCTTAATATCTCCAGCAACAAATAGTGCAACATCAGATTTAGCAGTGCTACCAATACCTACATTCTTAGTTGTACTGACACCAACGGAATCAGATGCCCAAGTACCAGCACCACCAACATTACCTGCCTTTGCTACCCACTTAGAACTTGCTGTACTGTATTGAATAATATAATTATTCGCTAAACCACCAGTTACATCAACATCTTCTAAATCATCAAGACGAACAGCACCACCTCCACCAAAGGTTGCTAGTTGTTGCTGAACCCTATTAACAAATAAACGATAATGCTCTGCTAATTTATCAAAGGTTACATACTGTTGACCTAATGGTGTAAGAGGGTCTTTATTATCTACATCAGGAGGTATATTTAAAAGACCTTCTGTAAGAACCTGCTTCTCATCAAATTTTTCAAGTACTTCCTCTAAATGCCTTACTTTTCCAGTAAGTTCTTTACTCTTCTCTTCAATCTTATCTACTTGAAGTTTATCTAATACTTCTTCAAATTCTCTTCTTATACCTTCAATATGCTTTTCATTTACAACAAAATCAATCTTTATTCCTTTTAATTTATTATCTAAATCTTTCTGGAATTCACCTACATTTGATTTTAAATCATCATAATACTTAGTAGTACTAGTATCTAAATTCTCTTGCAACTCACAGATATTACCTTCTAAATTCTCTTCTAATTTTCCAATCTTTTCGGAGAAAGCATCCAAAGTACTAGAATACTCTTGAAGTTTTCTATCTTCATTTATCTCTCTATTCTTAAAATCTCTCTTGAAGATATCAGATAGTTGCTTCGATTCTTCTACCAGATTCTCAATCTTTATAATCTTTTCTGCTAGAATATTATTAACAGAAGTATCCTTATCCTTGACCTGTTCATTAATTGAAGTAAGACCAATATCAACTACTGTTATCTTTTCATCTAGGGTAACAATATCATTTGCTAATGCTTTAAATAACTTGTTTATTCCTTTCTCAGTATTTGCTCTAGATTCTTCTATACCCTTGATATTCTTTTCTACTATTCTAATATCTTTCTTATAATCCTTCTTAGTAGACTTTAACTTATTATCTACTAATTCCTCACTCTCACTAATCCTATCCTCTACCTTTAACTCTGATTCAGCAAAAAACTTTTGATATTGGGGAAGTTCTTCCTCTAATAATGCTCTTACCTTTTCACCAATTCCTTTAACATCTTCCTTAATTGAAGTAAGACTTTTCTCATTTACACCTTCAATACCTTCAGTTATTGTAGCAATTTCTTTATAGATATCTTTGCCAAGAGTTTCAAAAGATTCTTTTACATTATCTTTAAAAGTGCCAAATCTATTATCAACTCTTGTTTCAGTATCAACAATTAACTTTTTATATGCAGGTACTTCTTCACCTAAGAATTTACCTACACTCTCAGATAAAGAATCAAAACCCTGATTAATTTCTAATAGAGTATTAGAATTAACTGTTTTTACCTTATCCTGAACATTTCTTATCGACTCTTCTACAAATAATAGATGAGCCATCATAGCATCATCTAAATCCTTCTTATCAATTAAATCAGCAATACTTTCTCGTATTTCTTCTACTGATGATGATAAAGTCTCTACCTTTTCAACATTAGACCTAAATGTACCAAAGGTTTCTGTAAAATCGTTGAGTGCTTGTAAATTATTTAAATTACCTTTAAACGAATCAAAAGCTTCAGAAATTCGCTCAACCTTTTCAGGCTTAGCATTTTTCAACTCCTCCTTTACATTATCAAAAGAAGAATTGGGTTTCTTATCGTAAAATTCTGATGGCTTTTTAAGTGGCACGACGTATTTCTACTCCATCTACAAGTATATTTATTCAGACTTATTTGGTGGTATTTGACCTTTGATTAATTTCGCAAGGTCTGCTGTGGAACCAACAAAAAGTGCATTATTAACAGTTGACGGTCCTTTTGATACTTTCTCTTCATTAACATCCTTCAGTTTCTTCTGAAGGTCTATTAATTTGTCAGTAGCATCAGAGACACTCTTTATGAGTTGACCAGCAACTTCATATGCTCTAGGCATTTCACTTTCTTGAGCAATTTCAAGAATACCGTCAATTGCTTCTTGTCCTTTCTCTATTATACTATAAAGATTGCCTCTTGTATACTCATAATCTCTTGTTATATCAT